CTCTCTTACAGCTAACGCACCGATTATATGGGGACTAGATGTTGCACGATTTGGCGGAGATAACTCTGCTTTGTGTATACGCCAGGGAAACCATGTTATGAGTATTAAGTCGTTTAGATCTATGGACTTGATGCAGTTATGTGGTGTGATTAAGAATATGTATGACGAGTGTACTGCGATAGAGAAACCACAAGAAATATTGATTGACGTTATTGGTTTGGGCGCAGGCGTGGTGGATAGGCTCGCGGAGCAGAACTTACCTGTGCGCGGAATCAATGTTGCCGAAGCGCCTGCGAGTAAGAAAAATTATTTAAACCTACGCGCTGAATTATGGTTTGCGATTAAAGACTGGCTCGCGCAAAGAGATTGCAGAGTTCCACGCGATGATGATTTAGTCGCAGAACTTGTAGCGCCGCTGTATAAATACACCTCTACAGGTAAAATCAAGATTGAGAGTAAAGACGAGATGCGCAAGCGTGGAATTAAATCTCCAGACAAGGCGGATGCGCTCGCGCTGACGATGGCATCCTCGGCTGCAAGTTTTGGTGGAAGCACTAGCTTTTTAGGTTATAATTTCAGACAACCGCTAAAATCTAAAATAATTAGAATAGGATAAAGTATGGCAAAGAAATATAAAGAAGAAGAAATCATGGCCGCAGTAGAAGAGCAAGGCGATATGATTGATTTAGTAGGCGTAATTAAATCCGAGATGGATGATGCCAAAGATTTTATACACCAAGTAGGTGCGGAAAGAGCTGAATCAACAGAATACTACCTAGGCAATGAGCCAGAAGGTACTAGCTCTATGCAGTCAGAGTTTGTTTCTACAGATGTTAGGGAAAGTGTCTTGTTTATGTTGCCATCAATCATGCGTACTTTCTTTGGTACTAAGAAGATTGTAGAGTTTGTCCCTAAAGGACCAGAAGATATAGACGTTGCACAACAACAAACAGACTATATTAACTATGTCATACAGCAAAAAAATCCTGGATTTAAAGTTTTGTATGACGTTTTTAAAGATGCGTTAGTAAGAAAGACTGGTTTTGTAAAAGTCTTTTGGGATGACAGCGTAACTGCAACTACTCACGAATTTAGCAATATAGATCCACAATCCTACCAAGCATTAATCATGGATAAGAATGTAGAGGTGGTAGAAGAGTCAGTAACCAATGAAACTATCGTAACGATTGACCCTATAAGTGGCGAAGAGGTAGTGCAAGAAATACCAGCAAGTTATGACCTAACAATTAGAAGATTAAAACCAAAAGACCAGGTGTGTATTGAGTCAGTACCACCAGAAGAAGTGCTGATATCAAGGCACGCACGCGACATAGAAACTGCATCTTACGTTGCACATAGAATGATTAAGTCAGTCTCTGATTTAGTTGCTATGGGTTACGACCAAGAAGAGATAGAACAGTATGCAGGTTATGGTGGTAGTGCGTTAGACCCAGAAAGCTACGAAGAACAAGAAGCAAGAAACCCATTTGACAACATGGTATACCCAGATAGAAATGATGCTGGCGGTAAAGATGTTTTATATGTAGAGCATTACTTATACTATGACTATGACGATGATGGTATTGATGAGCGAATTAAAGTTTGCACAGCAGGTAATGGCTTAGAGGTACTTCATGTAGAACCATTAGACGAACTACCTATATGTATGTTCTGTCCTGACCCAGAACCACACACAGCTATAGGATCATGTCCAGCTGACTACTTAAAACCAATTCAAGCGGCTAAATCACAAATTATGCGTGATACGCTAGACTCACTAGGTCATTCAATCTTCCCAAGAATGGGTGTGGTTGAGGGTCAAGTAAACATAGACGATGTACTCAATACAGATATTGGTCAGCCAATTAGAATGAGAGCGCCAGGAATGGTACAACCATTTGCTGTACCTTTTGTTGGTAAAGAAGCTTTCCCAGTCCTAGGATATTTAGACGAAGCAAAAGAAAACCGAACAGGTGTATCTAAAGCAAGCGCAGGATTAAACGCAGAAGCATTACAATCTACAACTTCCGCAGCTGTAACAGCTACTATGAGTGGCGCGCAAGGTAGAGTAGAACTTATCTGTAGACACTTTGCTGAAGGTGGTCTAAAAACCATGTTTAAAACAGTAAATAACCTAGTTATTAAGCATCAAAATGCACAAGATGTATTTAGATTAAATGGTAAATTTATCCCTGTAGACCCAAGATATTGGGACTCTGACAAGGATATGGTAGTCAATGTAGCTATATCTAAGTCATCAGACGAAGAGAAGTTCCAAGTGCTAACAGGTCTAGCTTCTAAGCAAGAACAGATCATGCAAACACTAGGACCACAGAATCCATTGGTATCTATGCAGCAATATGCAAACACTCTAACAAGAATGATAGAGTTAGCAGGATTCCAAGACGCACAATCTTTTGTAAATACAGAAGTTCCTCCTATGCCACCGCAACCGCAAGAACCGCCTAAGCCAGATGCAGCAGAAATGCTTGCACAGGCCTGAAGCAATGAAAGCACAGGTTAGCGCACAAAAAGCCATGATTGACGCAGAGACAGATAGAATGAAAATCATCATGGATGACGACAGACAAAGAGATATTGAAGAGGCACAACTTAGAGTTAAGGCTATGGAGCTACAAGCTAAGTATGGCGCACAAATCAATATCGCAGAAATCAATGCAGTAATGGAAAGAGACAGAGAAGGAATAAGACAAAATGCAAAAGCTCAAGCTCAAGGATTATTTACAAACAATGTCCCACCCCAGCAAAATATTTGATATTGAAGTAATAATAGATGACATGGTTTATGTTGGAAAAGAAATTAGAGCAAAGATAAAGAAGCAGCGTTAAAGATCATGTCTATAATGTCAGGCGGAGAAGTAACAACCGAGTCTGAAATAATACATTTTGAAGAAAGGATGGTACATTAAATGAAATATATAACAAAAGTATGGGTCTGGTTAAAACAAACTTGCACTAAGTTCTTAGACTGGGTAGACAGTCTTTTAGAACCAAAGCCAGTAATTAAAAAAAGAGGCAGACCAAGGAAGAAGAAGTAATGGCAACACCAAGAAGAGGTAAAGCAAAAGTCAAAGTAACTGCATCTGGTAAAAAGGTAAGTTATGGCCAAGCAGGTAAAGCCAAAGGTGGTGGACCAAGAGTAAAGCCAGGAACATCTAAAGGCGATTCATATTGCGCTAGAAGTCTAGGTATAAAGAAAAGACTATCTAAGAAAAAACAAAACGATCCCAACACTCCTAACAACCTATCAAGAAAAAGATGGAAATGTTCAGGAGCTAAATCTAAAAGAAAATAAGGAGATACTATGCCAGGAAAAGGACTATACGCAAACATACACGCTAAACGAAAAAGAATTAAAAAAGGTTCTGGCGAAACCATGAGAAAGCCAGGAACCAAAGGCGCACCTAAAGCTAGTGCTTTTAAGAAAGCAGCAAAGACAGCTAAGAAAAAGAAGTGAAGTTTATAAGTAACCTTATAGATAGATTTTTAGAACGCTCTTGGCAAAGAAAAGAAGATAGACTAACCAACAAACAATGAACGACATGGTAGCAATCATAACCGAGCTAGGTTTTCCTATTGCTGCTGCCCTAGGTCTAGGTATGTTTGTGTGGAAGCTAATCAATAGAATCATTGATGGCATGGAAACTAAACTTGACACCCTAGACGACAAACTCAATAACTCCCTAGCTAACCTAGAAGATAGACTAGGCACAAAACTAGACACGCAACATGGTATCTTGGTTGCTCTCATAGATAGAGTGCGTAGTTTAGACAATGAGATAATTAGACAAGATACTATGATTAAAACTATACTTGGTGTACCGCAATTAATTAATAGCGACAAGATTGCAAAGGCAGGTAGAAATGACAAAAGAAAAGATTGATAGAGAAGAAGCAGCCAAAGTAAGAATATTTATTTGGTTGGCGTTCATGGGTGCAATAATGATTACCATGATAATTGCACAACATTTACATTCAGACGAAATGGTACACAAGTTTAAATCGCCATCATTCTCTGGCATAGGAACATCTGCACATTACCTTACTATTGAGAACCAACAGTACACTAGGAAGATGACTGTAAAAGCAGAACTCAAAGCAATACAAGACGAGATAGAAAGAGACAAAGAGAACACAACACTAGCTAGATTTATTCGTAACCTAGAGTCAAGAATCTATGCACAACTATCAAGACAGTTAGTAGAAAACCTATTTGGCGAGACAGCAAGTGATAGTGGTGTACTAGAGTTAGAAGGTAATAGGATAGAGTATAATGTTGTAGACGGCATAATAACTTTAAACATTACAGATTCAGATGGTAACACGACAACTATATCTCTCCCTATCGGTAGCTTTACTTTCTAGCTGTGCGTTAATAGTAGATCCTTTAGAAAACAACTTACCACCATTCCAAAAGATAGAAAAAGCAAAGATAGATTCTCTGCTTGTTCCTGGTCTTGCGAACATAAAAACATCTAATCAAAAGAAGCCAGTCGTAGCTATCTATGCAGGTTCTTTTACAGACCAAACAGGACAAAGAAGAAGTAATAGTAACTATGCAACCTTCTCGTCAGCAGTAACTCAAGCACCAGACGCATATCTAATTAGAGCCTTAAAACACGCAGGTAGTAACCATGATGGTTTCTTTGAAGTAGTAGAGCGAGTAGGTTTAGACCATGTAACCAAAGAACGTCAAATCATAAGAAGCGCTAGACAGCAAAATAAAAACAAACAGAAGCTACCAGATTTATTGTTCGCTGGTTTGATAATGCAAGGTGGCGTGATATCATATGAAAGTAATATAAAGAGTGGTGGTGCAGGCGCTAGATACTTAGGCATTGGAATGTCTAGGCAGTTTAAGCAAGATACTGTAACCATATCTTTAAGAACTGTATCTGTAAGTACAGGTAAAGTGTTACTAGAAGTATTAGTAACTAAAACGATACTAAGTGCATCTATCGATCAAGATATATTTCGTTTTATTACTGACAGCACCGAACTAGTAGAAATAGAGAACGGATTAGTCAGAAACGAGTCAATCAATATAGCACTACAAACAGCAATAGAAACTGCTGTGCTACAAACAATAAGAGAAGGAACAACCAGAGGATATTGGAATATTGATGAATAAAAATGACACATTCGTAGTAACTTACTACAGTCTATTAGGAGTATTGTTTTTAAGTTTAAATGCTTACTCCGCAGACAACGAGATATATGTAGACCAAAGTGGTGCTACAGCTAACATAGATTTAGAACAGCTAGGATCATCTAATATTATTGGTGGTCTAAACTCTGTTGCTGGAACGCTAACACCTTTAGATCTTGATGGCATAAACCTTACACTAGACATAAACCAAATAGGTAATACTAATAAATTTCTTGGTGATATCTACGGAGATAACGTAACAGGATTCTTTGAGTTTGATGGAGATAGTAATACTTTTACTATACAAGGCGACCCAGATAATACTTATGGTATAGATAACTCCAACTACAATGTTGATGTTACTGGTAACTCTAATACATTTACATTAGATACAGGCACATCAGCTCTAGCGTCTGGTCTTGACCTAGACTGGATTATTAACGGAGACAACAACACTTTTGATTTTGATATAAACTATGATGGTGCTACTAACTATGTTGATGTAGATGGGGATAGCAACAACGTAAACTTTACAGGAAGTGGCTATGCAGGAGGATATTTCTACCTTGACCAAACAGGAAACAGCAGAACATTCAATATCATCCAGTCGTCAACTCTCGCTGCTGATTGGTTACAGATTAATTCTACTGGGTCTAACGGCACTGTTTGTGTCGTTCAAAACGATGGCGGAGTCTCAACCAGCTGTTGACGTAGGAAACATATCTGAATTAACAGGTTCTGCTAGTGTTTTTAGGGAAAAGCCTTATAATGCCGAGCTAGAATTTGACATCCAACAGAACGATGAAGCTATAACTACCAATGGTCGTATGGCTATTACGTTCTTAGATGATTCAAAAGTTAAATTAACAGAAAACTCGCAGCTGACCATTGATGAATATATTTTTGACCCCAATCCCAGTAAATCTAAAATGGCTATTACCTTTGGTCTTGGTACGGCTAGATTTATTACTGGCAATCTAAATAAGATAGATAAAAACAATATAGATCTTAAAACACCTACAGCAAACATAGCAATACGAGGGACTGACTTTACAGTTACAGTAGACGAGACTGGAAGATCATTGCTAATACTTTTACCAGATGAGTTCGGTATATCTAGTGGCGAGATACTAGTAACCACAGCCATGGGTACAGTAACCCTTAACAAACCCTACCAGGCAACAACTGTAGATGTCTTTGAGAAACCACCTAGCTCGCCAGTAATCTTAGACCTATCACTAGAACTTATAGACAATATGCTTATTGTTAATCCACCTAAAGAAGAAGTGGTTATAGAAGAGTCTATACAAACCAAAAAGAAAAACATACTAGACTTTGATGGTTTAGATGAGGACTTCTTGGAAGAGGACTTTTTAGACGCAACAAAAGAACTAGAGTTTACAGAGTTAGATATAAACTACCTTGATGTAAACTTCCTAGAGGACTTGCTAGATGTCATAGACGCGCTGCAAGAAATACAACAAGAGGATCAGTTAGCACAAGATGCTACGTCTACTAATATAGTTGGTACACAGTTAGGACAAGACTTATCCACACAAATAACATCTTTTATAACAGGACAAACACTAACGCTTATGCGTAGTGTTAGTGATACAGCTAGATTAGATATAGACTCTGCTGGTAGCTATACTGTTATCTTTATACAAGACGGAACATCTAACATCATCAAAATAAATGGTGGTACAGGTGGTACTATCAAAATCACTCAAAGTTTAATGAAGCGACTACTATTCACCATACTTATAATACTAGTGTTGCCTTTGTTATATCAGTCAACACCAACAGAGATACTAAAGCTAAAAGTATTTGACTATCTTGTACCCAAGCAAGATCCTTCTGGTTACTTCACAATACTAAACATAACTGAAGAAGATATAGATACAGAGGGTGGTTGGCCTATACCTAGACAAAGGCTAGGAGAAATACATAAAGAAATTATGGATGCTGGTGCTATAGGTGTGGGTTGGGTTGTAAGCTTTCCGCATCCAGATAGATTTGGTGGAGATAAGATTTTTAGAGAATCCTTCTTACATGGTACATCTATTTTGGCTTCGTTTGAATACCCAAATCAAATATACCCAAAAACAGTTGGTACTGTCATCAAAGGTCCTGATGTTAGTGGTATGCTTTCCGAGGGTGTAGTACAGAATACTCACAACCTTAGAACTAACTATATACAAGAAGGTATATCTGCTGCACCCACCGATCTTGATAATCTTGTCAGAAGAATACCCTTACTACTAAAAACACCAGATGGTTATGTTTCTTCTTTTGGTACAGAAGTGTTAAAAGTATTAACAGGAGCTAAAACTTACATTATCACTACGAATGATAATGGTATACAGGAAATATTAGTTAGAGGAATACCACCAGTCAAAACAGATAACCTTGGTCGTAAATGGATTAGTTGGGTAGATACTCCACAAACTGATTTACAAGAAATGAATGTTGCAGGTAAGTTTGTATTTCTTGGAATTACAGCACCAGGAATCATGCCACAAATTGCAACTCCAGTTGGATTATTAGAACCACACAAAATTCAAGCAGCATTATCTGAGTCAATTCTTATAGAAAACTCTCCAAGGATTCCAGAATGGTCTTTAGCTGCCGAAATTGTGATTTTCGGAATTTTTGTGTCGTTGACGTGGCTTGTAATCCATTATCTCAGCATAGTTAAGGGCGTAAGCTTAGTTATAATTTTGCTCTTCACCACGAGCTTCCTAGAAGCTTACAGCGTTTCTAAAGGTATTTTATTGGATTTTACATGGACTTTTGTATGTCAGGTTCTAATTTCTACTATTGCCTTCTATTTAAGTTACAAAAAACAACATAAATTGCGTCAACAAATCAAAAAACAGTTTGAGCATTATCTTGATCCAAGACAAGTTAAAGAATTACAAGATAATCCAGACTTGCTAAAACTTGGTGGGGAGAAAAGATACTGCACATTCTTGTTTACAGATGTTCGTGGCTTTACAAGTTTGTCAGAAACTTTAGAACCAGAAGAAGTAACAGAAATTATGAATAAGGCTTTGACAGTCCAAGTTAATGCTGTACAAAAATTAGGCGGTATGACAGACAAGTTTATTGGAGATGCTGGTATGTTTATATTCAACGCGCCACTAGATTTAGATAACCATGAAGAGAAAGCTGTGCAAGCTGCAATAGATATAAGAAAAGGTATGGCAGAAGCTAACTTAGGTATAGAGATAGGTATAGGTGTAAATACTGGTTATGCGGTTATAGGTAATATGGGTTCTGATACAAGGTTTGACTACTCTGCTATAGGTGATGCGGTCAACACAGCAGCACGTTTAGAGTCAGCAACTAAGGAAGCAGGAGTTGACATACTTATTGGCGAGGCTACAATTAAGAAAACACAGAATGGTGTTTTTCACAAGAAAATATACGTCAAAGGAAAAAAGAAACCATTGAAGGTATATACAACAAAAGAGGAACTATAATGCCAAAAGGAAAAGGAACATACGGATCTAAAGTAGGTAGACCGCCAAAGAAAAAAGCTAAAAAAAATAAAAAATGATTGATAAATTAATAGGTCCAGTAAGCGACATAGTTAATAAGTTAATACCTGACAAGGATTTACAAGCTAAGCTAAACCATGAACTCAAAACTGAATTACATAAAGCGAATATGGCTCAAGTTGAGATTAATAAAATTGAAGCTAGTCATAAGTCTTTATTCGTTGCTGGATGGCGGCCATTTGTCGGCTGGACTTGTGGTCTTTCCGCATCCAGACAGATTCGGTGGTGATAAGTTTTTTGCAGACTCCTTCAAACATAGTACATCTATTTTGGCTTCATTTGAATACCCAAATCAAATATACCCAAAAACAGTTGGTACTGTCATCAAAGGTCCTGATGTTAGTGGTATGCTTTCCAAGGGTGTAGTACAGAATACTTACAACCTTAGAACTAACTATATACAAGAAGGTATATCTGCTGCACCCACCGATCTTGACAATCTTGTCAGAAGAATACCATTGCTACTCAAAACACCAGATGGATATGTAAGTTCTTTTGGTACAGAGGTATTAAAAACCTTGGTAGGTGCAAAAACTTACATCATCACAACCAATGACATTGGTATACAAGAAATTAGTGTTAGAGGATTGCCTCCAATCAAAACAGATAGCCTTGGTCGTAAATGGATTAGTTGGGTAGATACTCCACAAACTGATTTACAAGAAATGAATGTTGCAGGTAAGTTTGTATTTCTTGGAATTACAGCACCAGGAATCATGCCACAAATTGCAACTCCAGTTGGTTTATTAGAACCACACAAAATTCAAGCAGCATTATCTGAGTCAATTCTTATAGAAAACTCTCCAAGGATTCCAGAATGGTCTTTAGCTGCCGAAATTGTGATTTTCGGAATTTTTGTGTCGTTGACGTGGCTTGTAATCCATTATCTCAGCATAGTTAAGGGCGTAAGCTTAGTTATAATTTTGCTCTTCACCACGAGCTTCCTAGAAGCTTACAGCGTTTCTAAAGGTATTTTATTGGATTTTACATGGACTTTTGTATGTCAGGTTCTAATTTCTACTATTGCCTTCTATTTAAGTTACAAAAAACAACATAAATTGCGTCAACAAATCAAAAAAACAGTTTGAGCATTATCTTGATCCAAGACAAGTTAAAGAATTACAAGATAATCCAGACTTGCTAAAACTTGGTGGGGAGAAAAGATACTGCACATTCTTGTTTACAGATGTTCGTGGCTTTACAAGTTTGTCAGAAACTTTAGAACCAGAAGAAGTAACAGAAATTATGAATAAGGCTTTGACAGTCCAAGTTAATGCTGTACAAAAATTAGGCGGTATGACAGACAAGTTTATTGGAGATGCTGGTATGTTTATATTCAACGCGCCACTAGATTTAGATAACCATGAAGAGAAAGCTGTGCAAGCTGCAATAGATATAAGAAAAGGTATGGCAGAAGCTAACTTAGGTATAGAGATAGGTATAGGTGTAAATACTGGTTATGCGGTTATAGGTAATATGGGTTCTGATACAAGGTTTGACTACTCTGCTATAGGTGATGCGGTCAACACAGCAGCACGTTTAGAGTCAGCAACTAAGGAAGCAGGAGTTGACATACTTATTGGCGAGGCTACAATTAAGAAAACACAGAATGGTGTTTTTCACAAGAAAATATACTGAAGTTTATAAGTAACCTTATAGATAGATTTTTAGAACGCTCTTGGCAAAGAAAAGAAGATAGACTAACCAACAAACAATGAACGACATGGTAGCAATCATAACCGAGCTAGGTTTTCCTATTGCTGCTGCCCTAGGTCTAGGTATGTTTGTGTGGAAGCTAATCAATAGAATTATTGATGGCATGGAAACTAAACTTGACACCCTAGACGACAAACTCAATAGCTCCCTAGCTAACCTAGAAGATAGACTAGGCACAAAACTAGACACGCAACATGGTATCTTGGTTGCTCTCATAGATAGAGTGCGTAGTTTAGACAATGAGATAATTAGACAAGATACTATGATTAAAACTATACTTGGTGTACCGCAATTAATTAATAGCGACAAGATTGCAAAGGCAGGTAGAAATGACAAAAGAAAAGATTGATAGAGAAGAAGCAGCCAAAGTAAGAATATTTATTTGGTTGGCGTTCATGGGTGCAATAATGATTACCATGATAATTGCACAACATTTACATTCAGACGAAATGGTACACAAGTTTAAATCACCATCATTCTCTGGCATAGGAACATCTGCACATTACCTTACTATTGAGAACCAACAGTACACTAGGAAGATGACTGTAAAAGCAGAACTCAAAGCAATACAAGACGAGATAGAAAGAGACAAAGAGAACACAACACTAGCTAGATTTATTCGTAACCTAGAGTCAAGAATCTATGCACAACTATCAAGACAGTTAGTAGAAAACCTATTTGGCGAGACAGCAAGTGATAGTGGTGTACTAGAGTTAGAAGGTAATAGGATAGAGTATAATGTTGTAGACGGCATAATAACTTTAAACATTACAGATTCAGATGGTAACACGACAACTATATCTCTCCCTATCGGTAGCTTTACTTTCTAGCTGTGCGTTAATAGTAGATCCTTTAGAAAACAATTTACCACCATTCCAAAAGATAGAAAAAGCAAAGATAGATTCTCTGCTTGTTCCTGGTCTTGCGAACATAAAAACATCTAATCAAAAGAAGCCAGTCGTAGCTATCTATGCAGGTTCTTTTACAGACCAAACAGGACAAAGAAGAAGTAATAGTAACTATGCAACCTTCTCGTCAGCAGTAACTCAAGCACCAGACGCATATCTAATTAGAGCCTTAAAACACGCAGGTAGTAACCATGATGGTTTCTTTGAAGTAGTAGAGCGAGTAGGTTTAGACCATGTAACCAAAGAACGTCAAATCATAAGAAGCGCTAGACAGCAAAATAAAAACAAACAGAAGCTACCAGATTTATTGTTCGCTGGTTTGATAATGCAAGGTGGCGTGATATCATATGAAAGTAATATAAAGAGTGGTGGCGCAGGCGCTAGATACTTAGGCATTGGAATGTCTAGGCAGTTTAAGCAAGATACTGTAACCATATCTTTAAGAACTGTATCTGTAAGTACAGGTAAAGTGTTACTAGAAGTATTAGTAACTAAAACGATACTAAGTGCATCTATCGATCAAGATATATTTCGTTTTATTACTGACAGCACCGAACTAGTAGAAATAGAGAACGGATTAGTCAGAAACGAGTCAATCAATATAGCACTACAAACAGCAATAGAAACTGCTGTGCTACAAACAATAAGAGAAGGAACAACCAGAGGATATTGGAATATTGATGAATAAAAATGACACATTCGTAGTAACTTACTACAGTCTATTAGGAGTATTGTTTTTAAGTTTAAATGCTTACTCCGCAGACAACGAGATATATGTAGACCAAAGTGGTGCTACAGCTAACATAGATTTAGAACAGCTAGGATCATCTAATATTATTGGTGGTCTAAACTCTGTTGCTGGAACGCTAACACCTTTAGATCTTGATGGCATAAACCTTACACTAGACATAAACCAAATAGGTAATACTAATAAATTTCTTGGTGATATCTACGGAGATAACGTAACAGGATTCTTTGAGTTTGATGGAGATAGTAATACCTTTACTATACAAGGCGACCCAGATAATACTTATGGTATAGATAACTCCAACTACAATGTTGATGTTACTGGTAACTCTAATACATTTACATTAGATACAGGCACAACAGCTCTAGCGTCTGGTCTTGACCTAGACTGGATTATTAACGGAGACAACAACACTTTTGATTTTGATATAAACTATGATGGTGCTACTAACTATGTTGATGTAGATGGGGATAGCAACAACGTAAACTTTACAGGAAGTGGCTATGCAGGAGGATATTTCTACCTTGACCAAACAGGAAACAGCAGAACATTCAATATCATCCAGTCGTCAACTCTCGCTGCTGATTGGTTACAGATTAATTCTACTGGGTCTAACGGTACTGTTTGTGTCGTTCAAAACGATGGCGGAGTCTCAACCAGCTGTTGACGTAGGAAACATATCTGAATTAACAGGTTCTGCTAGTGTTTTTAGGGAAAAGCCTTATAATGCCGAGCTAGAATTTGACATCCAACAGAACGATGAAGCTATAACTACCAATGGTCGTATGGCTATTACGTTCTTAGATGATTCAAAAGTTAAATTAACAGAAAACTCGCAGCTGACCATTGATGAATATATTTTTGACCCCAATCCCAGTAAATCTAAAATGGCTATTACCTTTGGTCTTGGTACGGCTAGATTTATTACTGGCAATCTAAATAAGATAGATAAAAACAATATAGATCTTAAAACACCTACAGCAAACATAGCAATCCGAGGGACTGACTTTACAGTTACAGTAGACGAGACTGGAAGATCATTGCTAATACTTTTACCAGATGAGTTCGGTATATCTAGTGGCGAGATATTAGTAACCACAGCCATGGGTACAGTAACCCTTAACAAACCCTACCAGGCAACAACTGTAGATGTCTTTGAGAAACCACCTAGCTCGCCAGTAATCTTAGACCTATCACTAGAACTTATAGACAATATGCTTATTGTTAATCCACCTAAAGAAGAAGTGGTTATAGAAGAGTCTATACAAACCAAAAAGAAAAACATACTAGACTTTGATGGTTTAGATGAGGACTTCTTGGAAGAGGACTTTTTAGACGCAACAAAAGAACTAGAGTTTACAGAGTTAGATATAAACTACCTTGATGTAAACTTCCTAGAGGACTTGCTAGATGTCATAGACGCGCTGCAAGAAATACAACAAGAGGATCAGTTAGCACAAGATGCTACGTCTACTAATATAGTTGGTACACAGTTAGGACAAGACTTATCCACACAAATAACATCTTTTATAACAGGACAAACACTAACGCTTATGCGTAGTGTTAGTGATACAGCTAGATTAGATATAGACTCTGCTGGTAGCTATACTGTTATCTTTATACAAGACGGAACATCTAACATCATTAAAATAAATGGTGGTACAGGTGGTACTATCAAAATCACTCAAAGTAATTAATGAAGCGACTACTATTCACCATACTTATAATACTAGTGTTGCCTTTGTTATATCAGTCAACACCAACAGAGATACTAAAGCTAAAAGTATTTGACTATCTTGTACCCAAGCAAGATCCTTCTGGTTACTTCACAATACTAAACATAACTGAAGAAGATATAGATACAGAGGGTGGTTGGCCTATACCTAGACAAAGGCTAGGAGAAATACATAAAGAAATTATGGATGCTGGTGCTATAGGTGTGGGTTGGGTTGTAAGCTTTCCGCATCCAGATAGATTTGGTGGAGATAAGATTTTTAGAGAATCCTTCTTACATGGTACATCTATTTTGGCTTCGTTTGAATACCCAAATCAAATATACCCAAAAACAGTTGGTACTGTCATCAAAGGTCCTGATGTTAGTGGTATGCTTTCCGAGGGTGTAGTACAGAATACTCACAACCTTAGAACTAACTATATACAAGAAGGTATATCTGCTGCACCCACCGATCTTGATAATCTTGTCAGAAGAATACCCTTACTACTAAAAACACCAGATGGTTATGTTTCTTCTTTTGGTACAGAAGTGTTAAAAGTATTAACAGGAGCTAAAACTTACATTATCACTACGAATGATAATGGTATACAGGAAATATTAGTTAGAGGAATACCACCAGTCAAAACAGATAACCTTGGTCGTAAATGGATTAGTTGGGTAGATACTCCACAAACTGATTTACAAGAAATGAATGTTGCAGGTAAGTTTGTATTTCTTGGAATTACAGCACCAGGAATCATGCCACAAATTGCAACTCCAGTTGGATTATTAGAACCACACAAAATTCAAGCAGCATTATCTGAGTCAATTCTTATAGAAAACTCTCCAAGGATTCCAGAATGGTCTTTAGCTGCCGAAATTGTGATTTTCGGAATTTTTGTGTCGTTGACGTGGCTTGTAATCCATTATCTCAGCATAGTTAAGGGCGTAAGCTTAGTTATAATTTTGCTCTTCACCACGAGCTTCCTAGAAGCTTACAGCGTTTCTAAAGGTATTTTATTGGATTTTACATGGACTTTTGTATGTCAGGTTCTAATTTCTACTATTGCCTTCTATTTAAGTTACAAAAAACAACATAAATTGCGTCAACAAATCAAAAAACAGTTTGAGCATTATCTTGATCCAAGACAAGTTAAAGAATTACAAGATAATCCAGACTTGCTAAAACTTGGTGGGGAGAAAAGATACTGCACATTCTTGTTTACAGATGTTCGTGGCTTTACAAGTTTGTCAGAAACTTTAGAACCAGAAGAAGTAACAGAAATTATGAATAAGGCTTTGACAGTCCAAGTTAATGCTGTACAAAAATTAGGCGGTATGACAGACAAGTTTATTGGAGATGCTGGTATGTTTATATTTAACGCGCCACTAGATTTAGATAACCATGAAGAGAAAGCTGTGCAAGCTGCAATAGATATAAGAAAAGGTATGGCAGAAGCTAACTTAGGTATAGAGATAGGTATAGGTGTAAATACTGGTTATGCGGTTATAGGTAATATGGGTTCTGATACAAGGTTTGACTACTCTGCTATAGGCGATGCGGTCAACACAGCAGCACGTTTAGAGTCAGCAACTAAGGAAGCAGGAGTTGACATACTTATTGGCGAGGCTACAATTAAGAAAACACAGAATGGTGTTTTTCACAAGAAAATATACGTCAAAGGAAAAAAGAAACCATTGAAGGTATATACAACAAAAGAGGAACTATAATGCCAAAAGGAAAAGGAACATACGGATCTAAAGTAGGTAGACCGCCAAAGAAAAAAGCTAAAAAAAATAAAAAATGATTGATAAATTAATAGGTCCAGTAAGCGACATAGTTAATAAGTTAATACCTGACAAGGATTTACAAGCCAAGCTAAACCATGAACTCAAAACTGAATTACATAAAGCGAATATGGCTCAAGTTGAGATTAATAAAATTGAAGCTAGTCATAAGTCTTTATTCGTTGCTGGATGGCGGCCATTTGTCGGCTGGACTTGTGGTATTGCTCTTATGTACCATTTTCTATTACAGCCTATTATTATCTTTGGACTCTCAGCAGCTGGAATCACTTTTATACTACCATCCTTTGACATGGGATCGTTGATGACTGTATTGATGGGTATGTTAGGACTTGGCGGATTAAGAACTTTTGAAAAAACTAAAGGAGTTGCAAAATGAGTTGGGATAATTTCACATTAGAAGAGTTTGCTTGTAAGCATTGTGGAGAAAACAAAATAGAACATGAGCTTATAGATGAGCTGCAAAAGCTTAGAACTGATTGTGGTTTCCCTTTTAAGATTACAAGTGGTTACAGGTGTGGCGATCACCCTGTAGAAGTAAAGAAATCTAAACCAGGTACACATGCACTTGGATTAGCAGCAGACATAGGTGTAAGAGGTAAGCAAGCTTTAGAGATATTATCAAAAGCAAGAAACTATGGTTTTACTGGTGTTGGAGTCAATCAAAAAGGTGGAGCTAGGTTTATACACCTAGACATATCTAAAGACTCTGAAGGTAGACCAAGACCACATATCTGGAGTTACTAATGGGACTAGATGGTATGATGTTTTGGAATATAATGATGACATTAGTATTCGCTCCAATCATACATGGTATAAGAACCAACGCGACAGAATTAAAAAGAATTGATATACTGCTTAATAAGACTCGCGAAGAAGTTGCAAAAGATTATGTAACTAAAATGGAACTTACTATAAGTATAGACAGGGTTATAGATCGTTTAGATAAGCTAGACGAAAAAATGGACAAACTAATTACAAGTTAAAATGGCAATAACATACAATCCAGAAGAATATATAGCAGCATTAGGCGACCTAACTCCTTTAGTGCGAGATGAAATGGGCGGTATGCAAGGCGTTGATATCTTAAATCAATTTGCTGGCGGTGGCGGTAGCTACAATATTCCCAATGGTGGATTTGCTAGACCTGTTGCAACAACAGACCCAACTTACAGTAGTGGTTATGACTATGCGCGTTCTATAGCTGGTGGTATGCCAATGTCACAAGTTATTGCACCAGGCGTAAGTTATTCTCCAGAACAACCAGGTGGTTATACACAGGCAGATCTAAATATAGCTGCTGGCATAACTCCAGCTCCACCTGTATATAAAGAACCTGATGATCCTAGCTTTTTTGGAACTGGTATCGGTGGCGTAACAATACCTGGCGGCAGAAGAGATAAGATGCCTCCACTAAGAAACATCTTTGGTAATATGCCTGCTACAGTACCTCCAGTACAAGCGCCTCCAGTACAAGTACCACCACAAGAGTTTGATATAGAGCAGATTCGTCAAGATATAGCTGATTCAGGAATAGACTTTACTAACTTGTTTGGGTTGCCACAAGCGCCAGACTTATCACAATTTGTAACTAAAGATGATTTACCTAATGTTAGGGATTTTTCTATAGAAAATTTAGATCTTCCTGACTTCAATGAGTTTGCATTAAGAAAAGATTTGCCTGTTTATCAAGAACCTGATTTATCACAGTTTGTAACCAAACAAGACTTACCATCATTAATACCTGATGTACCTAATGGTAGAGATTTTTCTATAGATCAGTTTGATCTTCCAGATTTTAGCGAGTTTGCTCTAAGAAAAGATTTACCAGTATATCAAGAGCCAGACTTATCAGGTTTTGCGAGAATAGAGGATTTACCCACATTCAATCCTGATGAGCTTAGAAAAGATATAATGATGTCTTTACCAACTTACGAACAACCAGACTTATCTGGTTTTGCAAAAATAGAAGATTTACCTACGTTTAATCCAGACGAGCTTAGGCAAGATATATTAATGTCTCTACCTGAACAAAAAATGCAAGACTTATCTGGTTTTGTGACTCAAGCAGATATTAATAAAGCTATCTCTGGAATTAATATGCCAACTTATGAACAGCCAGACCTGTCTGCGTATGACACAAGACTTGCTGAATTAGAACAAAGTTTAGCAGCATTACAACAACCAACTGGCGGTAGGTTTTCTATAAATCAACCACAAGTAAGGGGATTATTCTAAATGTCAGTAACACACGAAGAAGTAGTTAAGGCTGCACAAGCCGAGCAAATATTAACATCTGATGTTTTTAAAGAAGCCGTAGAAAATCTAAAACAAGAATATATAACACATTGGTTAAACTCAAGAGAGATAGCTGATGTTAATGCTAGAGAAGATATCCACAGGTCATTATTACTATTACCAGAGGTCGAAAGGCATCTGCGTATCATTGCCGAGAAAGGTAAACTCACACAAGCCAATATTAACAAAATTAGAAATATTGGTTAAACCTTCCCTTTTTACACATTATTAAGCTAAAATACTCTTAAATACATAAGGAGTATTTATTATGGCAATAACGGATAAACCGACTGCTTTACAAACTGATAAGGAAATTACTGCCTCGATGTTTGAAAGTTTTTTAACCCCTGAAGAGGACAAGGTTGAAGAAGCGGTCACAGAAACAGAAGAAGTAGTAGAAGAAGTTATCGAAGATGATTCTGAATTTGTTGATGAAGAAATTGATCAAGAAATTGCAGATGAGTTAGAAGATGACGATGAAGAAGAACTGGATGAAGAACAAACCGATGTTGAAGAGGAAGCTCAGCAACCCCAAACATTTACTGTAAAAGTAGATGGTCAAGAAGTGGAGGTGACGCAAGAGGAACTCGTCAATGGATATTCTCGTCAGCAAGATTATACGCGCAAAACTCAAGAACTCTCTCAACAGCGTAAGACTATTGAGCAGCAGCAAGCAGAGTTAGCGCAAAGAGATGCGATTTATTCGCAGTTGTTACCGAAGATGGAGGCCCAGTTAAAGGGCGAATTGGCTAACGAACCAGATTGGAACACTTTGTATGAAGATGATCCTGTTGGTTATGTTCGTGAAAAGCAGCTTTGGGATGAAAAGAAAGAGAAGTTGACTGCGGTTAGTGCTGAACAACAAAGGCTTCAACAAGAAGCACAAGTAAAACAGCAAGCACAAATTCAGCAAATAGTTGAATATGGTCAACAAAAGCTTTTAGAAATTATCCCAGAATGGCAAAATCAAGAGATTGCGTCACAAGAAAAAGCAGCTATTAGCGAATATGCCGTGAATACTTTAGGTTATACACCTCAAGAAATTCAACAGGTTTATGATTATCGTGCATTGCTTGGTTTAAGAAACGCTTGGTTAAACTCTAAAACAGTTGAAGCCACGAAGAAGAAACCAACACAAAAAGCACCAGCAAGAGTGGCTAGACCTGGGACAACTAACCGACCTAAATCGGCAGCACCTGTAAAGAAAGCGCAACAAAGGTTGGCTAAATCTGGCAAAGTCCAAGATGCAGCTAAAGTTTTTGAACAATTAATTTAATTTTATAAAGGAATATAAAAATGGCAAAGGTAACTAACGCATTTGACACATATTCGGCAACAGCTGACAGAGAAGATCTAAGTAATATCATTTACAACATCTCTCCAATGCAAACTCCGTTTATGTCATCAATCGGAAAAAGAAATATTAAAAACGTAGTGTTTGATTGGCAGACAGAAGTCTTACCTACTCCAAGTTCAGCTGGTCAGCTAGAAGGTTTTGAGCTATCAAGATCTACTTCTACAGCGACAACTAGAGTAAGTAATGTTGCAATGATCTCATCAAGAGACGCAACTGTAACTGGCTCACAAGACGCTTCAGACCCAGCTGGTAAAAGATCAGAAATGGCTCATCAATTAGCTATTATGGCTAAAGCATTGAAAAGAGACATGGAAGAAGCTTTATGTCAAAACGGTGCTAAAACAACTGGTGACGCTACAACAGCTAGGGTAACTGGTGGTTTTGAATCATGGCTAACATCTAACGTATCCAGAGGTTCTGGTGGTTCAGGTGCTGGTGGTGGAGCTGCTCCAGTTGACGGAACAGACAGAGACTTAACAGAAGATCTTTTAAAAGGTGTTCTACAAACTATGTTTGGTAATGGTGCTGAGCCTTCAATGGCTATTTGTGGACCACATAACAAACAAGTTATCTCTACTTTCACTGGTAGAACTCAAGCTAGACAAATGATCGATGCAAATACTGTAGAAGCTTCAGTATCTGTATACTCTTCTGACTTTGGTGAACTAAAAATCGTTCCATCAAACAGATCAAGAGAAGCATCATTACTATTAGTAGATCCAGAGTTTGCTAAAGTGTCTTACCTAAGAGACTTTAAAACTGTTGATATTGCTACAATAGGCGATGCCCAAACGAAGATGATCATTACTGAGTTTGGATTGGAAGTATCTAACGAAGCCGCTCACGGAATCGTTGCTGACTTAAACGAATCATAAGTTTAGTCAATTAGCTTAAAGGGATGTTTCGGCATCCCTTTTTTTTGTGCTAAAATCTGTCTATGGCAAAGACAACATTAATAGATCACAAGAAAGGTTATAAGTCTGTATTCGCAACAGAAGATGACAAGGTTGTGTATCACACAAAACAGAACATACAACCAACATTAGGACTATGTAAAAAATCTATCTGAATATACACCTGGTAAAGATTTACGTCATGTAGCAGAAATACCAATGGTGGTATACCAAAGAGCAGTCCGAGAAGGATGGGCGCAAGATTCTGCACAATGGAAGAAATGGCTAAACCATTCAGATAACAAACCATTTAGAACATGGAAAGGTAAAGTATGACATACGATGAATTAAAAACTAATATCGCAAACTTCTTAAACAGATCTGATTTAACAGACCAGTTAGACTTCTTTATTGATGCAACTGAATCAGAGTTTAATAGAAGATTAAGAAACAAAGACATGGTAAAGCGTGCTACTGCTACAGCAGATGGGCAGTACATGAGCCTACCTACTGATTGGTTAGAAGCAATTAATGTAGAGATAACATCAAACGCCAGACTTATCTGGTTTTGTGACTCAAGCAGATATTAATAAAGCTATCTCTGGAATTAATATGCCAACTTATGAACAGCCAGACCTGTCTGCGTATGACACAAGACTTGCTGAATTAGAACAAAGTTTAGCAGCATTACAACAACCAACTGGCGGTAGGTTTTCTATAAATCAACCACAAGTAAGGGGATTATTCTAAATGTCAGTAACACACGAAGAAGTAGTTAAGGCTGCACAAGCCGAGCAAATATTAACATCTGATGTTTTTAAAGAAGCAGTAGAAAATCTAAAACAAGAATATATAACACATTGGTTAAACTCAAGAGAGATAGCTGATGTTAATGCTAGAGAAGATATCCACAGGTCATTATTACTATTACCAGAGGTCGAAAGGCATCTGCGTATCATTGCCGAGAAAGGTAAACTCACACAAGCCAATATTAACAAAATTAGAAATATTGGTTAAACCTTCCCTTTTTACACATTATTAAGCTAAAATACTCTTAAATACATAAGGAGTATTTATTATGGCAATAACGGATAAACCGACTGCTTTACAAACTGATAAGGAAATTACTGCCTCGATGTTTGAAAGTTTTTTAACCCCTGAAGAGGACAAGGTTGAAGAAGCGGTCACAGAAACAGAAGAAGTAGTAGAAGAAGTTATCGAAGATGATTCTGAATTTGTTGATGAAGAAATTGATCAAGAAATTGCAGATGAGTTAGAAGATGACGATGAAGAAGAACTGGATGAAGAACAAACCGATGTTGAAGAGGAAGCTCAGCAACCCCAAACATTTACTGTAAAAGTAGATGGTCAAGAAGTGGAGGTGACGCAAGAGGAACTCGTCAACGGATATTCTCGTCAGCAAGATTATACGCGCAAAACACAAGAACTCTCTCAACAGCGTAAAACTATTGAGCAGCAGCAAGCAGAGTTAGCGCAAAGAGATGCGATTTATTCGCAGTTGTTACCGAAGATGGAGGCCCAGTTAAAGGGCGAATTGGCTAACGAACCAGATTGGAACACTTTGTATGAAGATGATCCTGTTGGTTATGTTCGTGAAAAGCAGCTTTGGGATGAAAAGAAAGAGAAGTTGACTGCGGTTAGTGCTGAACAACAAAGGCTTCAACAAGAAGCACAAGTTAAACAGCAAGCACAAATTCAGCAAATAGTTGAATATGGTCAACAGAAAGCTTTTAGAAATTATCCCAGAATGGCAAAATCAAGAGATTGCGTCACAAGAAAAAGCAGCTATTAGCGAATATGCCGTGAATACTTTAGGTTATACACCTCAAGAAATTCAACAGGTTTATGATTATCGTGCATTGCTTGGTTTAAGAAACGCTTGGTTAAACTCTAAAACAGTTGAAGCCACGAAGAAGAAACCAACACAAAAAGCACCAGCAAGAGTGGCTAGACCTGGAACAACTAACCGACCTAAATCGGCAGCACCTGTAAAGAAAGCGCAACAAAGGTTGGCTAAATCTGGCAAAGTCCAAGATGCAGCTAAAGTTTTTGAACAATTAATTTAATTTTATAAAGGAATATAAAAATGGCAAAGGTAACTAACGCATTTGACACATATTCGGCAACAGCTGACAGAGAAGATCTAAGTAATATCATTTACAACATCTCTCCAATGCAAACTCCGTTTATGTCATCAATCGGAAAAAGAAATATTAAAAACGTAGTGTTTGATTGGCAGACAGAAGTCTTACCTACTCCAAGTTCAGCTGGTCAGCTAGAAGGTTTTGAACTATCAAGATCTACTTCTACAGCGACAACTAGAGTAAGTAATGTTGCAATGATCTCATCAAGAGATGCAACTGTAACTGGCTCACAAGACGCTTCAGACCCAGCTGGTAAAAGATCAGAAATGGCTCATCAATTAGCTATTATGGCTAAAGCATTGAAAAGAGACATGGAAGAAGCTTTATGTCAAAACGGTGCTAAAACAACTGGTGACGCTACAACAGCTAGGGTAACTGGTGGTTTTGAATCATGGCTAACATCTAACGTATCCAGAGGTTCTGGTGGTTCAGGTGCTGGTGGTGGAGCTGCTCCAGTTGACGGAACAGACAGAGACTTAACAGAAGATCTTTTAAAAGGTGTTCTACAAACTATGTTTGGTAATGGTGCTGAGCCTTCAATGGCTATTTGTGGACCACATAACAAACAAGTTATCTCTACTTTCACTGGTAGAACTCAAGCTAGACAAATGATTGATGCAAATACTGTAGAAGCTTCAGTATCTGTATACTCTTCTGACTTTGGTGAACTAAAAATCGTTCCATCAAACAGATCAAGAGAAGCATCATTACTATTAGTAGATCCAGAGTTTGCTAAAGTATCTTACCTAAGAGACTTTAAAACTGTTGATATTGCTACAATAGGCGATGCAGAAACTAAGATGATTGTGACTGAGTTTGGATTGGAAGTATCTAACGAAGCCGCTCACGGAATCGTTGCTGACTTAACGAACTCATAAGTTTAGTCAATTAGCTTAAAGGGATGTTTCGGCATCCCTTTTTTTTGTGCTAAAATCTGTCTATGGCAAAGACAACATTAATAGATCATAGAAAAGGTTATAAGTCTGTATTCGCAACAGAAGATGACAAGGTTGTGTATCACACAAAACAGAACATACAACCAACTTTGGACTATGTAAAAAATCTATCTGAATATACACCTGGTAAAGATTTACGTCATGTAGCAGAAATACCAATGGTGGTATACCAAAGAGCAGTCCGAGAAGGATGGGCGCAAGATTCTGCACAATGGAAGAAATGGCTAAACCATTCAGATAACAAACCATTTAGAACATGGAAAGGTAAAGTATGACATACGATGAATTAAAAACTAATATCGCAAACTTCTTAAACAGATCTGATTTAACAGACCAGTTAGACTTCTTTATTGATGCAACTGAATCAGAGTTTAATAGAAGATTAAGAAACAAAGACATGGTAAAGCGTGCTACTGCTACAGCAGATGGACAGTACATGAGCCTACCTACTGATTGGTTAGAAGCAATTAATGTAGAGATAACATCAAACGACTTTAGACCATTATTCCAACAGTCTTTAGAGTCATTAGACGTATACAGAAAGGCTAATAATAATGTTACTGGTCAACCTATTTACTATGCGATTGTAGATAACTCATTAGAGTTAGCACCTACCCCTGACTCAAGTTATACGCTACAATTAACATACTATGGCACTATAGATGCACTAAGCAGTTCTAATACAACGAACTTTATATCCACAGGATATCCAGATGCTTACTTGTATGGTGCTTTAAAACACGCTTCTATCTATCTAATGGAAGATGAAAGAGTGCCGTTATTTACAGCACAATTTGAAAAAGCATTAGAAGAGATGAGAATGGAACAAGAGAAAGCAGAGTTTGGCAAAGGATCTCTAATGCAAAGAAGAAGAACTTATGGCAAGTCTGGTAAAAACATTTATTATTGGAATAATAATTAGGAGACAATATGGCTGGATTTAGTGATTACTTAGAAGATAAAGTATTAGACCATGTATTTGGTGGTAATGCTTATACTGCACCTGGAACATTATATGTTGCTTTATATACTGTAGCACCAACAGACACAGGTGGTGGTACTGAAGTATCAGGTGGTGCATATGCAAGACAATCAGGAGCATTTACTGTTTCTGGTACAAACCCCACAACAGCTACTAATTCAGCTGCAATAGAATATCCAACAGCTACAGCTGACTATGGAACTGTAGTTGCAGTTGGTATTTTAGACGCTTCATCAAGCGGCAATCTAATGGCTTATGCAGATTTAACAACATCTAAGACTGTAAGTTCAGGCGATGTATTTAGATTTGATGCTGGCGATTTAGATATAACATTAGCTTAACAACATGGCCTCAGTAGGCTATGGTGAATATACATACGGAAAGTCCGATTACGGAACTCCTGTATATCATTTTGGCGCATCCACAATAGCACAAACCTCATCTGCAACAGCGGATGGTAGATTTGTTATTGTTGGCGCATCAACTATAGCCGCAACCTCTAACACTACCGCAACAGGTAGATTCGTAATTACAGGCGCTTCTGTAATAGCTTCAACTTCAGACTTTAACGCAACAGGTGGTATTATCCTTGATGGTGTAGCTACTATAACTGCTACATCTGGAGCATCCGCAGTAGGTACACAAATAGATTTAGGGTCTGCAACGATAGCAGCCACATCCAATGTAATAGCTACAGGAACACAAATAGATCGTGGTGTAGTCTTTGGACCAGCAGTATCAGGCATGACTGCTACTGGTAGGTTCACTGTAGTCGGAGAGGCTTTATTTGCACAAACAAGTGGGTTAGATGCAATCGGTGGTATTGTCTATAGAGGTGCTACCACAATTACACAAACAAGTGGATTTAATGCTATTGGTGGTCTAAAATGGGAAGATATAATTGTTCCTGATGATACTTGGACCGATCAAATAGTAGCAGGCGAAACCTGGACAGATCAATCTAATCCAGATACTTCATGGACAACATTAGGCGAACAAGACGCAGCTTAAAGGATAAAATTTTATGGCAGATACATTTACAACGAATTTAAACTTAACTAAACCAGAAGTAGGAGCATCCACAGATACTTGGGGAACAAAGCTAAACGCTGACCTTGATACTGTTGACGGATTATTTAGCTCTACTGGTACTTCGGTAGCTATGAACCTAGACGGAGCAGTTATTGATAGTTCTGTCATTGGTGGTACTACAGCAGCCGCAGGATCATTCACAACTCTATCAGCAAGTACATCTATAACAGGTACACTAGCTACAGCAGCACAACCTAATATTACAAGTGTTGGTACGCTTACAGCTCTTACAGGTGGTACAGGAGATTTAAACTGGGATAGCGGAACTTTATTTGTAGATTCTTCAGCCAACTCTGTTGGTATTGGAACTAGTAGTCCTGATACCATCATGGAAATTGTTGGTGCAAACCCAATATTAACAATCAGAGATACAGATACTTCAGGAAGTACAGCAAATTCTAGGATTAGATTTGCAGAATCAGGAGCTAGTGATAGTTTAGACCAATATTGGGATGTAGGTTTAGACCCAACATTAGCCTTAGTTTTTTCAAGAATTGGAACAGAACATGCAAGGTTTGATTTAAATGGTAACTTTGGAATTGGAACGACTAGTCCTAGTAGCGAACTTCATGTTGTAGGAAAAATAACAGCAGATACACATTTTACATCTAGCGACACAAATGCAACACTTAGCACATCTGGAAGTGGTGGTGCTGTTCGTTTAAGACCAAATGGAAGTGGCTCTTCAACAGGACAATTTACAGTTCAAAGCACAGGCAATGTTGGAATTGGAACTGATAGTCCCGCAGCAGTTTTAGAGGTTAAGGGAAGTCCAGTAGCTACTGGAGATACAAGGTATGAACTTATACTAAGTGAAGATAATACAGCATCTACAGGAAGAGGCGGTGGTTTGGCTTTTGCAAGACAAGGCGTAATTTATGGTGGCATAAAAACTATTCAAGACACTTCTAGTGATAGTAATGCAAGTATGTACTTCCAAACTGTAACAGGTGGCTCAAACACAAATAAGATGACTATAGACTCATCTGGAAATGTTGGAATTGGAACTGATAGCCCTTCACAAAAACTTCATTTGTATAAATCTAGTGGCAATGTACTTGCTCAAATACAATCAGGTAGCTCAGGAGTTGCTGGGTTAACGCTGCAAACAAGTGCTGGTGCTAGTACTATTTTTGCAGGTGTTGGTTCTGCACAGGGTTTAATGTTTTATGCCAATGGTACAAGTGAGGCAGCTAGAATTAACTCATCAGGCAATTTTGGACTTGGAACGACCGCACCATCAAGCGGTATGCAAATTAAGGGAGATGGTAAATCTTTAAAAGTATCAAGTGCTGATTATGATATTGGATTTTTGGGTGCATTAGGAAGTGGTGGTACTTCAGTTGATAAAGGTTATTTTTATTTAAAAAATGCAGGTACTACAAAAATACAACTACATTCAGATGGCGATTCATATTTTAATGGTGGCAATGTTGGAATTGGAGAAATTAGCCCATCGGCTAGAGTTCATATAACAGAAGCTGCAAATAAATCTGAAGGAGATTCACATTTCAGAATAGAAGGTGCAGGTTATTCAGGATTCCACTGGTTAAATGGTACTGCATATTATATAGGTCAAAACTCAAATGGTAGACAGCTTAGGATGTATTCAGGCTCAAATGAAGGTGTTGGAGTATACCTAACAAATGGAGGAAACTCTTGGGCAAGTTATTCTGACGAACGATTAAAAGAAAATATACAAGACATAGGTTCTGTAACTGAAAAAATTAAAGACATTAGATGTGTAACTTATAACAGAAAAGATGTTGATGATGAAAATAAACATGACACTATAGGTTTTATAGCACAAGATTTTGTTGGTAAATTTGACCAAGTATTAGATGAGTCAAAAGTTTTAGATTCAGATGAAGAAACTCGTTACTCTATAAGATATACAGAAACTATACCTATCTTAATGAAAGCTATACAAGAACAACAAACAATAATAGAAGATTTAAAAACTAGAATAGAAACATTGGAAGGATAATAATATGGACTTTATAATAGAAGTAATAACAACAATAACCTACATAGTAACAGCAGCATCAATCATAGCTGCTTGTACGCCTAACAAAATTGATGATGGTTGGATTAACAAATTGTTTAGTTACATTGATCTATTAGCACTTAATTTCAAAATAAATAAAGGAGAATAATAATGGCAAATACATATACATGGGATTGTAAAACAGTAGATGTTTATCCAGAATACGAAAACAATAGTGATGTTGTTTACAACGTACACTGGCGATTAAACGCAGAAAGCGATCAGCAAGATTCTGAAGGTAATAACTACACAGCAACGGTTTATGGAACACAAGCATTAACAGTTGATGATATTGGTTCTTTTATACCTTTTGCAGATCTTACCAATGACACAGTTACTGGTTGGGTTACAACAGGTATGGGCGAAGATGAAGTTGATAATCTGAAGTCTGGCTTAGATGCTCAAATCGCATTACTGATTACACCAACATCTGTTACTAAACACATAGGTTAAAAATGGCACTATTGCCTGTAACTCCGCCAGCTGGCATAGTCAACAACGGAACTGACTATGCTAACAAAGGTCGTTGGGTTGACGGCAATCTTGTGCGTTTTGAAAATGGCTATCTAAAGCCTATCGGTGGTTGGTCTAAACTAAAAACTACAGCACTAGACGGAGAACCTATAGGTATGTATGCCTATAAGGACAACCTAGGTGCTTCTGTTTTAGCTGTTGGTACAAGACAAAAAGTTTATGTTTTATACGACAACACTTGGACTGATATAACACCATCTGGTTTTGTAAATGATGCCTCTAATGATCCTCTTGGTTATGGTGCATACCACTATGATGTAGAAGATTATGGCGATGCTAGAAGTCAATCTGGATTACCTCTTGATACAGGTCATTTCTCCTTTGATAACTGGGGAGAGGATTTAATCTTTTGTTTTTCTGGCGATGGTAAAATATACAAGTGGAGGCCTGTTTCAGGAGGAACAGCTGATACCATAGGTACAGTTGTAACTAACGCACCTACAGGCTGTCAGGCTGTCCTAGTAACCAATGAAAGGCACTTAGTTGCTATTGGTTCTGGTGGAGATCCTAGGAAGATATCTTGGAGTGATAGAGAAGATAGAAACACTTGGACATCTAAAGCTACCAATACAGCAGGTGATGTACAAATACCTACAGGTGGTAGAGCATTACTAGCAGTTAAATACCAAAACGATGTCATTATCTTTAGTGATACTGGTATAGATAGAATGAGCTATGTAGGCTCTCCTTTTGTTTATGGTATAACCGCAGCAGGTGCAAACTGTAAAGCAGTCAGCAGAAGATCAGTAGTTCAAACTGGTAACTTCCTAGCGTGGATGGGAGAAAACTCCTTCTTTGTTTATGATGGCGTTGTGCGTGAAATACCATGTGATGTGCATGATTATGTATATGACCAGCTAAATGTACCAGGAAGAAAG